AATATTTTACACCAGAATTAAAAACCTGTGCTATAATAATAGAAGGAATGGCTAAGGTTCCTTAAACCGCCTATCGGCGGTACCGATGACCTCCTATTTACCGCCCTCTCATTTGCCTTAATCAGTTGATTGATGTAGGCATCAGAGAGGGACCGGTATCTATAGATTAAAAGACACAGTGAGCCGTGAAGTTCGAGCGGAACAGGGTAAACCCATACGCTTCACCTCCGCACGCCGTGCCCCGCTAAGTAGTAATACTGAGTAAACAAGATAGGGCTAAATGTACAAGACTTGACACCGGTTACGTCAAGCGCGGTAGGTTAATTCTGACTCTAGTGGACGCCGCCAGCGAGTAGGACGGAGGGAAACATCCTCCGTTACGCTGGTGCGCTAGACCTATTATGTCTCTGGGGCAACTCAGTTCTGATCTACATTAATCTAAGCCGGGTTGTAGAACCACGGCTGTATTGTTGTATCTACTCACCTAACAGACATTGACCATGTTCAACCAAATACGGTACGTAAACAAGGCAGCGTTGAAGGCACTGAAGTCAATCCTGCGAGATAAGGCCTATCAGGCTTCTAAACAGGGGGATTACCTAGTTCTGCGCGCGGCCCGTAATTCTCACTTATATCAGCTATTACACCTAGTTGGATTCTTTGAATTTCACGTTACGAATACCCAGCGACTTATCGTTGGCCTCCATCAGGTTGTTGCCTACGCTTACTGGGGGTGGAAGGCCTACCGCAATGGCTTCCTCGCTCGTCGAGGAGAGGTAGAGGTACACCACATTGATGATAATCCTCTCAACAACCATCCCCGTAACCTTATCTACGTATCGCCGATGGAGAATTGCCTTGTGGCTCAGGCAATCCGTAGTGAGTGCGGTAGCCGTGTTCTCCATGGTAAGACTATTCCATTCAACCGGCAAGGACGCCTCGTTAAGAACCCCATCGCGTACTTTGTAAGTATTGTTAAGTTGAGCATCGAACGCACCTTCGCTGCACTCGGTCTACAGGTGGAGGCAGTGAATGTGCTACTCGAGCTGCCCCGCAACTTCGGCATCGCTCGAGTGAGCTGGGCCCCCCGCTTCTTCGTTAACGCCCTCCGTAAACTCGGGTGGCAATACGACTAGGCTCTTGAGATCAGTTATATCCATGGTAACGACACTTCGATTATTATGAGTAGTGATGAATAGGCGGCACCCCTGCGCCTGAGCAGTAGCCCACTCATCTTCAGTAGGGCCTAGTGTATTACGCCGGGCCACCCGTGTCTTATGTTCTATACGCCAGGTCTCCCCATCTATAACAATAGAGCCATCCCCGTCTCCGAAGATGGCCCCACTGGCCACTGTTGCTCTTGCACCTAGATCCCGTAACACGCGTCTCTCAGTAGCGCGTCCTATCTTCGATGCAGTGTTAGTCTGCTGCGATGCAGTGCTAAGTTGCTTGCGAGGGGGCGGAGGGGGCTTCTCATATGCGGGGTGACTCTTAATAGAGGGGCTACCAGCCAGTGGTAAATAGGCCAGCTCACCCTCTCCTATCTCAGCTCTACATTTATGACATGCTATATCCAGATTACGGCAGGCCTGCTGCCACTTTAGTGGACAGGTCATGCCACGCCGGCGTATACTAACTGTAGCGGTACGGGCGCAGTGCCTACGGCTTCTAATTCTATCTTAGCATCGACTATGTTTACATTATTAAAGTGATAGGAGCCAGCTACTACTTTTGGTAGATTAATAATAGAGCTACCATTATTGATAACACTGAGGTTAACAGAACCTGTCTCACACGAGAGACCTATTACCTGTAGCGCAGTAATATCGATTAGATCAATCGATACTTCTGCGCCGGGGCTTAGGGTTAGAGTAATGGTGCGGGGCAGCGTGGTATCTGTAAATGTATAACTAGTAAAAAGCTGTGTATACAATTTACCACGCGTACCCTTAAGTTCAACTGAATATTGCATTAATTTAATCCTTTATGCGGTATCCAACGTACAATCTAGGCGCCTCATTAGGCTTAACTCGATAGAGCCGACTAATATATAACTCGTATCCATCCTCTATCTCGTAGCTAGTCCTTAGACCACTATTAGGCCTAAGGACTATATCATTTAGGTGGGGCCAATCACTATATATAGTAATTGGCACCTGATAGGGATTTGCTATATCCATATGCCATACCTCGCTACTCACCGATACCTCCTTTCTAATGCTTACAGTACGCCATACACCGATAGTATAACCATATTAACCACTAGCTACAATTCTATGCCAATTATACTATCGGTGAGTAAAGGGAGTCCTCTTACTTGTGCTGAACTCGACAATAACTTTCTAGAGGCTGCTAATCGCGCCAATCATACGGGAACACAGGCAGCCAATACTATATACGATCTATCTGACACAGTGCGGGCGTTTGCATTTATTGCCGACATGCTGGCTGATATAGCCACTCTAGAGAATGAACTAGAGGAATTACGCGACGATCTATTCGGTGACGGTGAGCTACGGCGGATCATTGAGAACATACAGCAGTTAGTCAATGATCTAATTAATAACCTAGCTGCTGTCATAGGTGAGCTAACTATAATTAAGAACCTACAGACATGCTGCGATACTAACACAACTGCCATCAGCGCTCTACAGTCTCAATTTACTACATTGAGTAATCAACTAACTGCTCAGATAGCCACCATCAATGCCACAGTCAGCGCTATAAATGACAAGCTCAATCTAGAGATACCCAAGATAGTAGCATTACAGAATACTGTAGGTAGTCTACAGACACAAGTAACTAATCTATCGAACACTAAGGCTAATATAGATAGCCCTTTCCTAACGGGTAACCCCCGCACTGTATCGCCCACTACTAATGACAGTATAGCTCGAGTAGACTGGGTTAATCAGAAAATAGCGGATAGCTTCAGCGAGGCGGGCCCCCCAATAGGTTCTATAATCCTGTGGTGGCCTTTTTCCGTAGTGCAGCCCCCTACTAATTGGTTGCCACTGAATGGGCAGGAGCTCAGCAGGGCGCAATACCCAGAGCTATTCTCGTTGATAGGTACCCGTTTCAACTTGCCTCTGACACCTATTACTCACTTCCGCCTCCCTTATGACTATCAGTTCTTTCTGTCCAATGGCGGCGATGGCGGCAGGGTCCTAGTACGCGCGCTCTAACGACTCAGGAACTCATCTCGGCCATTCTCGACTACACGTATGATGTGAGTAAGGTCGAATAGTGGATTAACCTCAGCTATACTATTGGCCCACTCATTAGCTATCACACGATAGTTGATATGGCCCCCTACTCGAGAGCGAAGCTGGCACACATAGGCCATATGCTTATGTGTGCCACCTATACAGTATCGTATATTATGGGCTAGTGGTATACGATACTGTATAGCAGGGCCGCCCAGTGTCTCGTAATACTTATCCAGTACCTCCCTATAACGCTTAGCTATAGGGAGATGCTCTATATAGAGTGGTAGAGTATAACCAGTATCTCCCCGTAATAACTCTACATTAGTTAGGGCAGGAAAGTACCGCCATATACTGCGATGGCGATTGAAGTCGCGGGCCGCACCCACATCCATATAACCACTCATGTACATATGCGGGGCATTGAACTGAGTAGGTAATCTATCGTAATGCCGCCACTTAGTCAACTCCTCTCGCAGCGTAGCTAGTAGTCTTCTATTAGTAGATAGGACTAGGGCCGGCCGGTACACATCATTCTGAAGTAATAGAGCCAGGTTACCAATGATATCGCAGTCTTGCTCCTGTACAATTACTAGCTTTGAGCGATAATATTCATCTCTCATATTAACAGTGAGAGATGATTGAGCTGCCCGCGCCATGTTACCTAGACTAACGCTTAGGTCATGCCGTGCCTCTGCATGACGTATGAGCCCAGGGGCACCTGCTACGTAGCCCTGGGCCTCTAGCTCAGGACAACCACCCAGTAGTTGCTTCAGCATGTGCCCAATGGCACTGTATAACTCATCGGGCCCCGAGTTAAATTGATTACTCAATAGGTCACTGATGAATCGACTCCACGTCTCGGCATCCGATGTGATACCCAGACTAGTGCGGGCTCCCATAGGTAATAGATAACGCGTACAGTCCAGCGTACGGGCATCCAGCGCCTGTACCTGGCGTTTATCGCTCATGTCTACGTCGTAAGCGCGGGCCAATGCCTCTCGAGTGGGCTCATATAGTTCCTCATATGCACTGAATAGATAGTCTATTGATTTGTCATAGGACTCATTACCGACTCTATAGTAATCGCCCATCTTCTGATAACGAGTACTGCGTTCCTGCCCTGCTCCTAGAGGCATAGTATTGAACAGATAGAACGCAAACCATAGGGGAATACCTTCAAAGCACACTGATAACGTGGCTAGGCCCTGTATACTACCGTGACCATAATTATAGAATATATTATGAAGACGTTTATCTGCATCTACTCCCCGCGCCTCATTGAGTAGATTCTCTACTGACTCAGCACTGCGGGAATATCGTGCCATAGTATAGGCTATAGTGGCCTCATACCTCTGCCCCGGGCGGGCCACAGGACAGAGGACCTTAATATTGCGCTTAGTATCAGTAATACAGGCAAGCCCTAATTGACTATCATAATTATAATTCACCTACAAAGTCCTCGTGAATAAATATAAAACTAGAAGCACTTAGACACTAACTTAAGGATGTACTTAAAGGCCTGAGGAATGCCCTATTAAACATGAATGTACCACAGAATGATAAGGCCTACACTATTCATTTAACTCCGCACACTCTGGTTAAGGAAGCTCTGCCGCAGGTCACTGATTTCCTATGGCAGAACACGTTTAGTCTGACTCTATTTATTATAATCTTTATTGGGCGATGGATATTCCGCAATCAGATAGAGCGCAGGTACGCTATACAAGATCTGATACGCCATGTTAGCACTATAGATAAAGACATTTATATCCTTGATCTACTCAACCAGATACGGATTACAACGGCGGCCGATAGAGTCTTACTCCACCAGTTCCATAATCCTGGTCGCAGTATATCTGGTCTTAAGTTCCTCAAGATGACGTGTACTCACGAGAGTCTAGCCCCCGGGATTAGCAGTATAGCTAATCTCTATAGACAGGTATTAATTAGCGACCATTGCTATGACCTACCTACTCTAGTGCAACACGCTAGTACCCGATCCTTCATGAAGACTGATGCTAACTCTATACTACTTAGCTTTAAGCAGCGGGCTCATCTAGATATAATAGGAGTGCGACATTTATATCAGCAACTATTATTGGATGATGATAGCCCTATAGCTCTCATTAGCGTCCACTTCATAGGGGAGGGGGGTACAGCCATGGATACCACGCAGGTGAATGATATAGTTAATATAGTGACCTATAATCTACTCGTCATCTAATGGACGCTGCTGTTTCTTCTCAGCGAGCCGCTGTTGGGCCTTCAGTCCGCCCCGACGACCTATCTCTCTCATGTGCTCTTTATTCTGAGCTGTCTTCTCACCACCGCGGCGCCCCATACTAGACGCTGTATCTGAATTGAACTTAGCCATACTTATTTACTTAATGTGATTAATTAGGTAGCCAGAATTAAATATAGGATAAACATAGGTTGGGCTTCAACCGTGACCTCAGCCGAACGGTTGAGGCATGAAGCCCAACACTCGTGTGGGTTACGCTACCGCTAACCTATCCTACAAATAATTATGCTCTCCTACCTAAGTAAATTACTATGGCCGTGAGCATGGCATTATGTGGGCGATTTCCTAACTAGGCTTACGGTGCTCTTAATTAGGTGCTGGACCAGTTGTTACTTATTGCCTAGTCCTTCAGTTTCGAGATTAATAGAAGTCGGTGGATTAGTCGGTGGACTAACTAATAATTGAGTAACTGATGGTACGAGGTCTGCGATAGCCCGCCACGCGTGCCATAGACCTAACACGCAGAGTACATCGCCGAGGCCCAACACTCCTGCTGCGTAAACAAGGCGGCCAACAATAACCGTCAGACTATAGGCCAATAACAAGCCGATAGCTACAAGCAGTGTACGGAATTGCACCTTGCCAAGTTTTTCCAATAGATAATTAATGAGATTCATAATAGTCATAGTCAATAAGTTGTAATTGTGGTTTACGAGAACAGTATTATTCTACAAGCTCGTACGCGGCTTCTAGTTGCGATTCTACTAACTTAGCACATTCTAGTTGCTTTAACTTCTTCGCTATGTATAACTGACCTCTAGCCGTTATAACAGTAACGCTATCAAAGATACCAGGTTGATGGGGGCGCTCTTTGCGGAACACCTCTGCTCTGGCAGCTAATACATGTCGCTGATAGGGTAGCCGACTTGGCATCATCATAATAAAGCGAATGTCACGCAACATATTGAAGAACGTTGTACGACCTACGCCATAAGCTTTAGCCAAATCTCCTATTAGGACAGCATCGGCGTCGCTGACTGTCAACGTCTCTGCTAATTTAATTAGTGGGGCCTGCTCTTCTAATGTAGCATTAACTTGTTCTAAGGTGATATTAGTTTGTTCTAATTCTAAGGCCAGGCGCCCCGCTTCGAGTAAGGCCTCACCATAAGTAGTAGGTATCTTGAAATCACTAACAGAATAGCGGCCAGTCTTGCGAATGGTAGGTAGTACTTCTTGTACTACCCAGTCTTGAAATAACTCTGCCTGTGGTTTGCGGCTGCTGAGTACTAATCTATATAAGCCAGATTCTGAAATGGCTGATATATATTGATTTGAGACTGACCCTAAGTATTGTTTAGGGTCAACTAATTGTTTTTCATACACCTTTAACCGAAGTAGAGCTACTGACGTATTAGTGTGTTCGAGAACAGCGCAAACGTCGGCTGCTATAAACCAAGGCTCATTATCAATGATTATAACGCGGATTTCTTGGTTGTTAAAGTTAAAGGTAGATAATTGAGTCTGGGTGCATCTCATTTTTGATCCTGTTGTTGTTGATAATGATCAAAGTTTTGGGCTAAATCTTTTGGTAGTTTTGCCCATTCTTCATTGGGAATTTTAGCAGAAAGTCGAGCCGCTAATTCCCAGATTGGTTCTGCATTATAGTCAAATTTAATATTCGCTAAAGAGAAACTCTCGATAGGTGTTTGATTATTCATATGCTTTGTGCTTTGCAGGCAATGGCCTTCACCATTACTGGTGATGCCATACCTAATATATATTTACTCGGTAATGGATAAGTTTAAGAAGGTTAAATGTTGCACAATAAGTTAATAACCCCGCGTTCCGTGCGGGGTTATCGGTAACAACGTACGCGACTAGGCTGAAGCCTTAACCAAATGAGGCACGTTTCTTCTAACGCTACTTGCATCCTGTATCGCAGACGCAATGGGATTAAGGCGCATAGTATTACGCGCGGAGTTCACATTCTCTGTGGATATGAATTGACAGGTAGAGCCCATGATATGAGCTGCTGTTAGATAACAGCCTAGGAAGGCGCCTGTATCAATCATAGCGCGGTTATTAATTAGTAGCGGGCGCTTAGTAGTGACATGACCATTAACAACTAATGGCCAGTTAGGCTGGCCATTGAAGTACGGATATAGTATTTCATCTACGCTGGTATTCTGCTTATTGGCCTGACCTCGAATACTGGGTAGGTGAATCTGCTTCTGTATAGAGATAGGGTCAGACTTACCTACATACTTATAGTCGCAAGGAGAGTGGTGAACAGCAGAGGTACGACTATGGGATACGAGGTAGGGCACACTCTTCCTATATATCTCAGTGAACATATTACGCTGCATGCGATTACTATTAACTGTAGTGAGATAATCGAAGACGCGAAGGGGCTTCACATCATCTATGTGCTGCATAATATAGAGCTCGTGATTACCTAGTACGACCTTGAAGTCAGGGTGACCTAGGTTAGAGTACACGAATCTAATAACGTCAGCAGAGCTGGGGCCCTTATTCACTAGGTCTCCATTGAGCACTAATTGCATGGGGTAATGAGTAATCTCATCCCCTGCAAATAAGAAGCCCGCTTTTCTAAGTAGCGCACGCAGATGGCCGTAACAACCATGAATATCCCCTACTACTAGGGCCTCATCATTCATAGTGTAGTGAGGCACTTGCTCTACACTAAGCGCTATATCTTCCTGCCGTTCTATAAGATGACTGAGCTCAGCTCCTACGCTGCTCTCGGCATTGAATAGTATTTCTCCTACGCCGTAGTGATGGCAGCCCGCCATCATTATAACCTGATCGGCCTCTTCTTGATTCTTAATTTCTACTAGCACATGGTGCGCTGAGAGAGAGCCAGGATACGATATCGTATTCTCTAGTAGATGAGGGCTCTCTACATAAAGGGCCCCTACTTCCTGAGCGGCCCTCATTAATATCTTCTTCTTTTGTGAATATGGCCTCACGACCATATATACGGTGTGAGCCTTCATGTTAATCATGGCTATACTCCAATTGTGTGATTAATCTTGTGTACCATAGAAAGTTGTTTGATAGTGAGGTTAATATTAATTTGACTAACGCCCCCCGGCTGACTGCACAGTTAACCTCTAGCAATCAATGATTAAGCTAACGGATTGAAGGTCGACTTAATCATTGATTGCTAGAGGTTATATGATATAGACAGGCATATATAAGAACGCAAAGCGAATAGTTCACTTGCAATATTAAACGTATATATAACCCCTACATTCAAAGTAAATAATTGGTCAATCTGTTGTATAACGTAAACTCCTTAGATAGTTACCAATATGTCTAGGAACATCATCTACATTGTACATAATTACACACAATATATAAGATAACATAGCATAGTCGCTCTTCTTAATACGAGGCTCTATATCTGGGTACCTATGGTATATTTCTTGCATGGCTTTAATCACAGTTTGCATATCTAACAAATCAAGTATCAGTGGCGCAGCTGAGGGCATCGGCCACCTAATTTTTGCAAGTCTGCTAGCACTAAGTTGAATTCCTTTTTGCTACAGAGTCCTTTCAGCACTGCACACCACCCGAAAACCGTAAAGGAAGCTGCGGCTGTAGCGGCGGGCGTCGATGTTGCGGTGAGCAGAACGGCAGCGATACGGAAAGGTGTACCAAGCCCCGCCCCGCAGAGGAGAACGATTATCATCCCCATTTTCTATCCAAGCACTGCCATCCGTCGGCGCCCCGTCATAGTTATCGTGCCAAGTATCGGCGCACCATTCCCAGACATTGCCGTACATATCGTACAGTCCAAAAGCGTTTGGGGGAAATTGTCCCACGGGAGTTGTTTCGTTTCGATATTCCTCGACGTAGGTTTTGTTAGTATTGTAGTTAGCCAATTCCCCCGTAATGGTTTCCCCAAAGTAAAATGGGGTGGTGGTTCCAGCACGACAAGCGTACTCCCATTCCGCCTCACTCGGTAGTCGATACTCCCGTTTTGTTTCTCTTGATAGTCGTTTACAAAATTCCGTTGCTTGATACCAGTTGACACTTTCTACGGGTAGCTCATCCCCTTTGAATTCAGAAGGGTTTGTCTCTAGGTCGATGTCTATTTTAGCGGTTGCGGCAATCGCTCTCCACTGTGTTTGGGTGATGGGATACTTGCCCATGAAAAAGGTGGGGACGTTAACCTCATGTTGAGGACGTTCATCATCGTAACTATCTTTTTCGTCTTGTGGTGAACCCATCAGGAAAGTTCCTCCTGGGATGGCAATCATTTCTAAGGTGATGTCGTTGTCTAAATCTTGGCTGAAATATTGGGACTGCTTTGACTCTTTGTTAATTTGCTCACCCTTCTCATTTACTCCCACCACCTCAAAGTTAAATGATAACAATTCTAACTTTTGCAACGGTTTAACTGAATCTGGATTAACTGAGACTGGAACCTTCTTTGATTGCGTATTTTGATACTTCATAATAATATATCAAGTAATGTATTGATGTCTCCAATAGTGCAGCTGAGGGCATCGGCCTCTATAAAGCGTATCTCACCCCCGATGCGATGAAAAGCCTGGGCCTTTTCCTTATCAAGGGGCCGCTCTTTATTAGTAAAGACTACCTCCTCTGTCTCCTGCTGTAGTGCGTAGTTGATAGCCGTACGATATAGATTCTGGTCCATTACGTAGCGGAGGGCCGTTTCGTTAGGGTTAAGCCCATCTGTCACGTAACGGCGGCCCACTACTAAGAAGGGACTGTTCTGATAACGCACTACCAGAACAGTCCAGTACATAGTACCATAGCGTGTGCTCTGGGCCCACGGACTAGTAGCCACTACGTTGATAGTGATGTCAGGAATGCCATCTTCTATACTCAGGAGAGTATAGAGGGATAACTCTGGGAAGACGAAGGGTAGTGCTGTTCTGTCTTGTCTAATGGCGGGCAGCGCCAATACAGTCTCAAGCAATGTATTCTCCTGCCACCTCGTAGCATATTGTTAACGCGTCCTCGTATTTATATAGACCGCGCTCCTTTAACTTATCTGCTATCTGCTGGTGTACATACAGACTGGCATCATATTTAGTTATGCCATCCTTATACTGCCGTGCCGCAATTAATTGATTAACTATGCGGGGCAGCTTATCGATAGCATCGGGGGCATCCATAATATCCTTGAGGATACGACGAGCCTTCATGTAATTACTCATACGCAACATCGACTCCTTAGCAACAGCCAGGGCTTCATCACTGTACCAGTCCCAGAAGTCTATCTCATCATTGATAAGAACCAGCTGATATACACCAGCTGGTTCTAGCACCATTGTTGAGTTCTTCATAAGCTTGTTGTGACTACTAACTACCTCTAGGTCCTTATAACGGAGATTGAGAGCTAATAGAATACTCTCAGCGCTAGCATAACCTTCAACGAATTCAATAGGGACATCGTTATATTGCTGTATCAAGACACACGCCTCCCTTGTATGGGTAT